AATCCATATGCCAATCATAGAACCCACCTTCTGGATATTCTGTAAACTGTGCATTCTCTGTTATCTGTATGTCACCGAAACCAAAATGATTTTCATTTGCTTTTTGTATAAATTTATAAAGATCACGATACATGGGTTCCATTTCTTTAAATGGTATCCAAGAAATTGTAGTTACTCTTTTTTTAGTATCTGTTCCACCACCAGGTTTATTCATACCTACTTGTGCAGTTTGTGGTGGTTGTCTTCTTCCTGCCTCTATAATCTGTCTACACTGATCAGGTGTAAATAATGGAGAAGTTGTTTGTATGATCCAACTCTTCCATTTAGGTTCACTTATATGCATGTTTTCGTACATTAACTTACTCCTCTATTTTCAATTGGGTTATAAGATACATCACAGTTTGCAGCTAAAGTTCTTCTGTATCCAGGTCCATTAAATGGATATACACAATGTCTCATGTCGTATGGAAAGATATAAAAATCTCTTTCAACAGTATTAGGTTGGTAATCAACATTTGTAAATTGACCATTAGATGATCCTAATATTTGTAATCGTCCATTCTGTGGTTGATGTGCTGATGAGTATTCTACACCATAAGACTCTGGTAATTTTAAAATCATCACTGAAGATAAACCTGTATATAAATTACCTTGATGTACATGAACTGGATTATATTCGTGAGCTTTCATTTGATTGACCCAAATAGAATTTAAATGCATATTATAATTTTTTATTTTATTCCATTTTAAATAATGGTCATACTTTTCCATAAACCATTGAATTACATTTTGTGGTAATAAGTTATGTCTTTGCATTTTAGATTGATCTTCACCATCATAAAATAGACTATGTTCGTTTTGTATTTTACCAACAAGTTGTCTATTAGCAGGTTTAAGATTTTGAAAATTAGATTCGTAGACATGATTAATTATATCAAACACATCTAATGGTACTTGATACTTTAATACTGACTGACCTAAAAATACAAAATTAAAATTTAATGTGTCCATATTTTTTTTTAATCCTTTCTGGAATCTTTTCTATGTAAGGGTTATATACTTTTCTAACGGGACCATCAAATAATTTATGCATGTTGCTACCAACTATTCTGTCATCATAGGATAAACCATTTACATTAATTTGATCTACATTATCAAACCTATGATCAAAATAAGGTTCATCAAGAAACTTATATATTTTTCTAAACTCTTGTTTTGGATTTGTAACCATATCATTGTATTTTACAAAATGACAAATATCAGGATAATTATATGCATTTTTTATTGCCTCTAAATCTTTTGCAACTGCACCATCTTTGTTCATAATCATACTTAATTTCTCTTCATCACTATTTAAGTTAAATCTATTAGGAAACGCATCAGAGTTTTCTGTGTACCATTGCATATAAGAAGCTAAGACATCCATTAGATCTCTAAGTAATACAACACACTTAAATGGTCTTTTGTAATGTTTTTTTACTAATTCAAGATTACCAGGTGTCATCACTGGACCTCTATCTATAATTATTCTTTGTGGCCAGTCTTTGTAATAAACATCGTACACACAATCTAAAACATTATCTAAAGATTTATGATCTGGATAATTTAAAAACACATCAGTATTTTTTAACAAAAATAAATCTTTCATTATCTCTAATGTTATAGAGTTAGGTGTAGCTGCTATCTCAGGATTTTGATTCATAATACTTGCAAACAAAGTATTACCAGATCTAGGAAGAGCAACTAAAAAAAATAATTGTTTATTTTTCTTTTGCTCCAAGGTCACTAGTTATCTGCTCTTTCTTGTTGTAAATCATTTCACCAGATTTTTTAACTCTTTCAATTGTTTGTAACTGACCTAATACGTTGAATACTTCAGGTTGACTTGATCCTTGGGTCAAGGTCTCTGCTTTATTCTTCATAACTAAATGGTAAGAATCTAATTGATGTCTGTTAACATCTTGAGTATCAAACGATCCATCGTCAAATTCTTTTTTAAGAGTAGACCATAATTTAATTTCTCTCATACGATCTCTTGCAACAAGTTGCATATTAGCAAGACCATATCTAGCTTCATCTAAATCTATTTTATATTTTTCTAATTTGTATTCGTCTTTTTCTGACTCAATTTTTTTCTCTAACCACTTAACTTTAGCCTCACTTCTTCTACAATCAAATGATAAACTCATTAAGTTTTCTAAAAATACATTTTGTTCTCTAACACACTGCCAATATTTTGCAGCTTTTGTTGGATACTTAGCATCTTGTAACACAGACATTCTCATTTCTGTCTCTGTTCTAAATACTTGTTTCTTGGTCCATGTGTCACGAAGCTCGGCTGTCATAGCCTTAAACTCTTTTACATCTTCTGGATCTAATAAGTTATTTAAGCTTGGTGCTTCTTTTTCTATTAATGCATGTATGTTTCTTTTTTCTGTCATAGTAATCCTTTCGTTAGTTAATATATACTTTATTAACTAGTTGTCAATGTCGAAGCTGTAACTGTTTCTACTGTTCTTGCAAATTCTTGTGTTGTATTTACGAGTCCAGGGGCTCCTGTACCACCCATATATAATCCAGCAGGTGCATCACCACCAGGTGCTGCGTGTTGTGAATTAGTTGATAAGTTTGCTACGTTTGTCCATCCTGTTCCATCCCATTGTTCTGTTCTATATAAACCATTAGTTGCAGGTGCAGCTTCACCTCCAGCACTAACACCATCGCTTTGCGTTCCAAAACCAGCACAATTTCTTCCACCCATTGATGAAGAGGCTACTGCAGTCCAAGTTGTACCATCATATGATTGACTTGTACGCACAAAATTTGATGGACTAGTAGGCATCGCTCCTTCTGAAGAGGCAGGGTTAGTTCCACTATTTTGAATAGCTGCTGTTTGAATTCCAAAAGCTGTTGGATCTCCTTTAATAGGAGAGGCCATGTTATTAACAGTTGTCCAACTAGACCCATCATATTCTTGTGTTGAGTTGTGTCCTACAGGAGAAGGAGCTCCTTCTCCACCAAAACATAAACCAGCAGTCAATGTTCCACAACCACCTCCTTGACTTAGAGGGTGAGCTAGTGCACCACCAGCGCTCCAGTTGGTTCCATCATATTCTATGGTAGCATTTGTTCTTGAAGGTTGATAACCTCCAGCACCAAAAGCTGCTGTTTGCGTTCCACCTTGTTGACCGTCTGCATATACAGATGGTGTAGTGTTTCCAGAAGTCCAAGAAGAACCATTATATTCATTAACTGTATCAACTCTTCCAGGTGCTGTATATCCACCAAACATTAAATTTGCATTTTGTGGTCCATTAGTTGCAGAGCCTGAACTATGAACACTAATTGGAATAGTTGTACCACTAGACCAAGCTGCTGCTGTAGTTACAGTGGTGCTTGAACCATATTCTTCAGTGTTATTATAAACAGTTCCATTTTTTCCTCCACAAAAAACACCAGCATTTAAACTAGTTCCAAATCCACTTAAATATCTTCTTGCTGTTGAAAGTGTTGCTGGAGAAGTTGTCCAATTAGTTCCATCATATTCTTCTATACCAGTTTGATTACTTGAACCATTTGTTCCTCCACCTATCGCTGAAGATGTTTGAATTCCAAAACCTGTTAAAGCACGTCTAGCAGTATTAAAATTATTTACTGAAGTCCAAGACGAACCATCATATTCCTCAGTATCATTTGATTGCACAGGAAGTCCAAAACTTCCACCTGCAGCTAGAGCTGCAGTTTGAGTTCCTGTACCAGCCATATATTTTCTGCCTGTATTTAAATCGCCACCTGCTGTCCAGTTAGTTCCGTCGTATTCAAAAGTTTTAACTTGAGGGCTATTTGCTGCTCCAAAAATTAAACCAGCTGTAAGAGTTCCAGCTGCTCCTTGAGATCTACCAGCTGTAGGTATGTCATTAACTTCACTCCAACTAGATCCATTATATTCTTCAACTTCTGATTTGTTTGTAGTAACAAATCCACCTGCTGCAACAGCTGCAGATTGTGTTCCAAAACCTGATAAATAATATCTTGCTGTATTTAAATTAGCAGTAGTAAACCAACTAAATCCAAAATATTCTTCAGAAGCAGCTGTAATAGAAGTACCAGGAGTGTTTGTTGCACCACCAAAAAATATACTTGCTGATTGTGGTCCAGCACCACCTGCAGCTGATCCAAATCTAGCCGTAGCCATGTTACCACCAGAGGAAGTTGCTTTAATCTGTACTAATCCTTTGTTTGTACCTGAAGTCGAGTTATACCACACCTGTCCTTCATACGACGAATCTAACGTCGGGTCAGAAGTTAAATATTTTACTCGTGTGCCATGTATACTCTCGTAGTCAGCCATTTATAAATTCCTTTATGGGAGAGTTACATCTGATGGTCTTTCGGTATTGCCTCTAGCTTCTTCAGATAAAGCGTCCCATGCTTCTTGTGCTGCAGTTACTTCTGCATCAATCAAAGCTTGAGCTTCGGCTTTAGTCTTTTCAACACCGTTTTTTTCAGCTAACCACATAGCGCCATCGACATTGTTGCCAATCATCCAGACGTTTGCAGGGTAACCTCTAAGAAAAAATTTTCTTCTGTCTTCAGCAGTAAAGAATCCTTTTCCAGTGTTTGTAGCGACTCCGTATATAAAGTGTGCCATAGTTTACTCCTCCTTATATTATTGTTATATACTTAATATTGTTCATTATCAACTAGTACTTATTGTTTTAACATTTAGTCCTGTTGTTTCTGCCGTAAATTCTTCGGTTGCAGTAATAACTGATCCAGGTGGATTATATCCACTACATACTACACCATTTGCAGATGTTCCAAATCCTTGTTGATTAATTCTTGATGTTGCTAAACTTGGTTGAGTAACCCAAGCAGTTCCATTATAAAGTTGTGTTACCGCAGTTCCATCATTACTACCTGCAGCTTCACCACCACCATTTAACATTCCATTTGAACTAGTTCCAGCTGTTGTTACAGCTGTTCTTTTTATCGGTTTTACAACTGAATGTCCTGTTTCTGTCCAAGCAGTTCCATTATAAGTTTCTGTATTTGAAACAATAGTTGCTGGTGGGGTTTGATAACCTGAAGCTATAATAGCAGCAGTTTGAATTCCCCAACCTCCAGGTTTTTGACCACTTCTTTTAGTATTAAGATCTCCACTAGCTGTCCAAGAAGAGCCATCATATTCATAGCTTTCTGTTCCTGGACTACTATAACCAACTGAAATAGCAGCTGTTTGTGTTCCAATACCTCTTGCTTGGTTTTGTTGAGTTGGTAAACTTCCTGGAACTGTAGTCCAACTTGTTCCATCGTAATGTTGAGTTATAGTATTTGGAGAACTAGAAAATCCGAAAGCTAATCCAGCAGTTTGTGTTCCAGCTCCCGACATATCTGCTGAGTCTTGAGCAATATTTCCACCATTACTCCAAGTAGAACCATTATATTCTTCAGTAACATTTGTTTGATATGGTGCTGAAATAGGATTACCACCGAATACAAGTCCTGCAAGATATGTTCCGCAGTCTCCTGCAGTTCCTCTACCTGTACTCATATTACCACCACTAGCCCATGCTCCAGCTGTAATTTTGTTTATTGATCTATTGTATTCTTCTGCAGCATTTATTGTTGTTGATCCATTGTAACCACCTGAAACAATCGAACCATTTGCAGTGGGTTGAATAGCATTAGTGGCTGATCCTGTTGGCCCTCTTCCATTTGCCATAGTAGCATTTGCAGTATGAGTAGTTCCATTCCATAAAGTAGTAGTTGCTAAATTATTATTTCCACCCATTATTAAAAAATCATTTTGGTCTCCTGCGTATGAGGTAGAATTTCTGGCTTCATTTAAATCAGTTAAAGCAGTCCAGTTAGTGCCATCATAACCAAGAACATCTTGACTTGTACCAGGCTGTCCACCAGCTACTGTTCCTGCCGTTTGAGATCCAGCAGCAGCTTGCATATAATTGGCTGCTGGTAAGTCGTTTACTTCACTCCAACTTGTTCCATCATATTCTTCAACAATTGCACTACCTGGACGTCCTGCATTTACAGCGGCTGTTTGAGTTCCAAATCCTCCACCAGCTCTTCCCGCTGTATTTAAATTATTGCCAGCTGTCCAACTTGTTCCATTATATTCATTTGTATTGTTTAAATCTCCACCAGGATAAACTCCAGAAAAACCTAAAGCAGCAGTTAATGGACCGCATCCAGCCATATTCCAACCACCTTGAGGAAGGTTACCACCAGCACTCCAACCAGAACCATTGTATTCTTCAGTGGTTACTACGGAATTTGGTGCTGATGCTGCAGGTGGAATTACTCCACCAAAAGATATCCCTGCTGTTTGAGTTCCAGCTCCAGCAGCTCTCTCGTCTCTTCCACTATTTATTAGAGGAGTGGCACTTGAAAATGCTTCACTAGTTATAACATCTTTAAATTGTCCTAATGAACTGTTATACCAAATCTGTCCTTCAGCTTGAGCATTGTCTAAATTGGTTGATACAAGCTTTAAAGGTTTTCCAATTATATTTTTATAGTCTGCCATATTATGTACTCGATGTTATTGTTTTAACGTTTTTTTCTGTTCCTGAAGGTCTCGTATATTCTTGAGTTACCGCAGTATATGTAGATGAACCTCTACCTCTTCCTATGATAGAATCACTAAAACCTGATCCACCAGAATTAGCCCAATTTTGAGCAGAAATTAAATTATCACTTGAAGACCAAGAAGTTCCATTATAAAAATCTGTTGTAGCTACAACAGCTGAACCAGTAGAACCACCTATTCTATAAGCATTGTTTTGAGTTCCTGAACCATTTAATCTTGTAAAACGTTCTGGTACTGTTCCACCAGCTGTCCAAGAAGTTCCATTATATTCCTCAGTTGTGTTAGGTATTCTACTAGGAATTGGACCTGAGTTTGTTGATTCACCATTAAAATAAAGCGCAGCGGTTTGAGTTCCTGCAGTGCCTCCTCTTGTTCTAGCTGTTGACATATCATTTTGTTCTGACCATGAGCTACCATTAAATTCTTCTGTATAAGCTCTAACAGTAGGGTCATAACCACCAACGTGTAAAGCAGCAGTTTGTGTTCCTAAACTTGATGCTGTTCCATCTCTTGCACTATTTAATGTAGGTGCTGCTGTCCAAGAAGAACCATTATAAGTAGTAGAATTATTTATAAAAGTAGCGCCACCAGAATTTCCACCTGATACTATTCCAGCAGTTAAAGTACCACCCCCTTGTCCAGAATAAACATTTGTAGGATATGCGGTTGCAGTTGTCCAATTAGTTCCATCATACTCTTCTACGGCATCAGAATGTGCATTACTAGGTCCTGATGGTCCATAACCACCAACAGAAACTAGTCCTGCTTTAGTTCCAATAGACGCAGGCGCTTCTGATAATGTATTAGAATTGTTAGCACTTGCCCAAGCACCACCTAATACCACATCTACCGATCTATTAAATGCTTCCGATGCTGTAGTTGCACTTCCTGGAGGATGTGCAGTTCCACCAGCAAATACAGCTGCTGAAGATGTTCCAAAAGAACCTCCTGCTCTATTTTGATTTACTAAAGTAGCTGGTGTTGTCACCCAAGAAATTCCATCATATTGTTCTGTTGCTCCAGTTCCTGGAGGAATAAAGCCTCCAAAAAATATACAATCAGTGGCTGTTCCTGCTGCTCCTGCTAATCTTCTAGCTGTAACGACTGGTGTACTAACAGCTGTCCAATTTGTTCCATCATAATTTGCACTGGATGAAGTTACAGCACTACCTGGAGTATTTGTAGCTCCACCAAAAAAATATGCACTAGTTTGAGTTCCTACCATATTTCCTTGTAATACACCTTCAGGAGTATTATTTCCTGAAGTCCAAGAAGTTCCATCATATTCTTCAGTGTCATCCATGGTAACAGTGTTATCATAACCTGCTGCGGCTAAACCTGCAGTTTGTGTTCCACAACCTGTTAATTGTTGTCTGGCTGTATTCATGTCATTTTGTTCTGACCAAGATGTTCCGTTATATTCTTCAGTTTCTCCTGCATTAGCAGAACCAGGACTTTTACCTCCACCAAAATATAAACCTGCAGTTTGAGTTCCAGCTCCTCCTCCATACACTCTTCCTGTGTTAGTATCTCCACCAGCCGAGTACACAGTACCATCAAATTCTTCGGCTTGTACCATGTAAGGACTTCCTCCTACAAGTAAACCTGCAGGTTGTGTGCCTATTCCAACGACACCATTACCATGAGTGTTAATTGTATTACCAGTAGATGACCATGCTAATAAAGCAGGTAACCCTTTTAAAAGTCCGGTAGTAGTGTTATACCAAATTTGTCCTTCAACAGGATTAGTTGGATCTTCACTAACCTTTTTTATTAATTGGCCTTTTAATGTTCTGTAGGTTGACATTATTTAGTCTCCTTAATTATTCTTCAAAAGCCAGCCCTGTGTACCATCTACATATACTAAAGTATTTGCTGCTCTTTCTGTTGATACTACCAAAGGATCAGTTGATCCATGAATTTTTTCTGAACCATTTTGATCAATTGTTAATGCGTTAGTATCAAATGTTCCTGCATAATCTATAAATGATATTTCATCACCAATACTACCTGCAGGTAAATCCATTTCTATTGCACCGCTTGTGGTGTTAATAAAATAACCCTCACCAGCTACTGCTGTAAAACCAGAAGTTTTTACTGCTTGCCATGAAGTACCACCAGATACTTCAGCGAAAGATAATTGTCCAACACCTGTTGTACCTGAACCTGATACTGAAGCTACTTTTAAAAATCTGTCTGCTGTAACATTTCCAGTAGGAAATTTTAGTGTGTAGCTCTGCCCTGAACTATGTGGTGGTGATTGTAAAATAATCCCGTGACTGTTAGATTCACAATTTAATTGAATTGAACCTGGGTTTGTTGCACCCATTATTTCAATGTTACCAGTTCCTTTTGGTCTTAATTTTAAATCTACGTTTGAATCATCTCCAACTGCACCAATTTGTGGAGCGTTACCTGTTGCAGCATTAGTTACATCAACATGGTTTACTGCTGATGAAGTTGTTTCAAAAATTAATTGTTCGTTTGCATTTTCATCTCTGATACCATGAGCATCATCGAAATCTATCATGAAAGAATTAGTATCTAAGTTACCACCAAGTTGAGGTGATGTATCGTCTACAACATCTCCACCTGTTTGAACTTCTATAATATCTGGGTTTGTACCATCATTTGCTGTAGCAAAAACAATTGCTGTTTTTTTATTTGTAGCTGAAAAAGTAAATGTAGAACCAGATCCTGATGCATATTTAAACTGAACAGTGTATGCGCCTGAAGTTGAGTTTCTTAAAATATAAAAATTTTGTACATCTAAAGGTATTGTTACAATTTGATTTCCTGTAATAGTTCCTGTGAAATCAATCATTCTATGAGCCATCACAGCTCCAGTGGATCCATCAGAAACAGAAAGTGCTGTTGTTTGTGCACCACCTGCAATTGATTGTGCAGTAAAACCACCAGTTATTTGTTCGATGATTTGTAAATTTGTATTAGTTTTCGTACCCCATGTACCGGCATTTTCACCAGTTGCTTGAAGTTCAACACCTAAAGGCGTATATGTTGATGCCATAAATTATCTCCTATTATGCAGCGTCAGTATAACTTGTATTTGATCCAGTTGCAACATCAGAATACGATGTATTCGATCCCGTTGAAACAGCACTATAAGATGTATTCGAACCAGTGTCAATATCTTCATAATGTATTATAAATGGCTCTCCTATTGAAGCACTAAAGGATACACCAGTTAACCCAACTACTTGATCAGCAACACCAATAGATCCTACAGATGCGCTAGTAGAAACTCCAGTTAGTCCCATAACTTGATCAGCGGGATCAATTGTTCCTACAGAAGAAGTTATTACTTGACTAGATAAAGCAGCAACAGCAGAACCTAATCCTACCAAACTTCCTAAAGTAAATTCTGCAGATACTCCTGTTAAAGTAACATCTTCATTAGGAACAACAACTGAACCTAAAGAAGAGGTCATAGAGAAACCACTTGGTTGAACTAGAGTTCCTGAGAAAGCAATAGCTGTACCTAATGAAAACGAGGCTTGTACACCAGATGGTGAAACATCTTGGTTTGGTGCTACAGCTGTACCTTGTTCTGCTGTAAAACTTTGACCTGTCAGACCCATTATTTGGTCTGCAGGTGTTATAACACCTAAAGCACTGTTTGTAGATACACCGGTTGGTACAACACTTACATCAATTACATTTGTAAATGATCCAACATTTCCAGAAAAAGATAAACTAGGTATATTTGGTGTTACATTAATTACTGGAGCTATTGATCCAACGCTTGATGTTGTTGATACACCTGATGGTACAACAACTGCTGTTCCAGTTAATGTTAATGATCCAACGCTTGATGTTGTTGATACGCCTGTTAAGGTAACAGTTTCATCTGCAAGATTTCCCCACTCACCATCGTTCCACTGTTTTGCACCCCAGCCTGTTGCTAATAAACTATCTTGACCGTAGTATGCCTGTCCCCAGGTAAATCGGCCCCATCCTGAGTCAACCGACATGGGCTACTCCTATGCTCTGTAGTAGATGCTCCTAAACTTGCATCACTATCATATAAAGCTATTTTAAAAGTGTCTCCACCTGATGAATCAAAGTCATGTTTACCTTGTAAAAGTTCTTGTTTAAAACTTGAACAAACTGCTGATGTAATTGCCATAATTTATCTCCTTTTACGGTGTACGTGATGGGATTGGAATACGAACAGTACCATCTGTGTAGTCGTCCCTTTTACGTCTACCAAGTTGCTCTGCAGCAAACTTCTCTACTTCTTGTTTATACTTATTTTCGTATAGTGTCAACATATCTATTGGACCTTTTAAAAATCCATATGCCTCTACTAAACATGCATATAATAAGCCATTTGGAAAATATTGGCTAATATAAGTCGTTGTGTTTGAACTCGATAATGGTGTTGGAATAGCTTCATAATGAATTTTAAATGTATATGTAGTATCAGGTGCAGGAGCTAGTAATAATGTTCCTGAAGTAGTGTCTGTTACACCTGTTGCCCCACCAAACATAGCATAATATTTTGGTTGACCTCTTTTTGCAGTTTCTGTTGAAGGCACATATTCTTGTAAATAAGACTCGTCTTTTTTTTCTAACCATCTATTAGCACCAGTTGAAGCAGATGTAGAATCATAAATTTGTACACCTTTTACAAATAAAGTTTTTGCTGGAACGTTAATTGTATTTTGACCAGTAACTAAGTTACCAACAGATTGTTTTTTGTATGCATCAATTGGAACGTCTCTTAAAATTTTAAATTCTGCATCTTCAATAATTCTATTAATAATAGCTGCAGTTAATACATTAGCATCTACCTCTGTGTAGTTTCTAATATCAGTTACCAAATTATCGTAAGTAAATCCTGCCATTATGCTTGCTGTGTTACAGGTCCTGCTGTAACAAAGTTTCCTCCTGATTTTTCTGTTACTGTAGCACTAGAGCCACAGCCAAATACATAAGTATTAGTTGTTACACTACTTATACTAAATCCTGAACTATTTTCAAATACTGTATAAGCTAATCCTCCAGGGCTGCCGTTTACATTTCTAAATCTAACAGTATCGCTATTTGATCGACCATGATTTGGCTCAGTAACTGTAACATTTGCAGATCCACTT